CCGGTATCTGATTGTCGTCTTCGATGCGCTGCATCAGGCTGGTAAACACCGGATTGCGCGCCAAATCCACCATCAGCGCCTTTTCAGGACCGGTTAAATTCATTGCAGTTCACTCGTTATCATACCGGGCTGCTGCCCCGGCATTGGCTCTCCTGCTGGTTCCTGCTCGGATGTGACCTCACTAAGATCATGCACACCACCATTTTGCAAAATCTTGTCGATGATCTTGCCGTGATCAAGGTACGGCTCTTTACCAAGCTGTACGGCGATCTGGTCAACCTGCAATGCTGTCTGAATCGCATTGATCATCTGCTGCTGTTTTTGCAGGTCTTCGATAGCGGTTGCGTCACCCAGCGCCTTGAATATCGTGATGTCAGGAAGATGGCCTTTGCGCAATTCAACAAACTCATTCCACGCCTCGACGTACACCACCTGTTTCTTCCAGTTCTTCAGCGCGAAGTTGTACTCCATTTCAAGGAATCGCGTCAGTGGCCCCTCAAGGCTGTCACTAACGAAATCGACGGTCCTGACTGCGCCCTGAGAAAGTTCAGCATCCTTGGCGAATGCGGTGGTGTGCGACTTGGTTTGCGCACCGAGTCGTGGCGGATTAACGCCTGTCACGTCGTTGTACAGTGACAACATGCCCTGAAAGATGTTGAAAAACGTACTCGGATCGCCACCGATCTTCTCGTAGACCTCGATGCCGTCTGTGGTTTCCCACTGTGCGTAAGGATGTACGGTTGGCCCACCACCGGCTGCAAAGGCCGGCTCGTCCTTGGAGTAACCAAGCGGCGGAGCGATTGCCAGCGCGCCAGATTCGATAAGTCTGTTCACAACCTGTGCCGTGATGCGGTTGACCGGCATTCCCTTGATCAGCGGTGAGGTGCCCATGCGTGAGCGCGTGTTCTCCATGTGGTAATTGAACACGATGTAGGTCGAGCCATTGCCGGGTTGCTGGCGAATCAGGCCAAACACCGGGTTTTTACCGGCCTTGCCGGTTGCGGCAGTGAGAATCACGTCACGCACGACGATGGTCTCTTTTGAGTTCTCATAGATCAGGTCGCCCTCAAGCTCGACGATACTGATTTCATCCTCTTTGCCGGGCACCAGCCGTTCAAGTTGATCCTTGATATAGCTGTCATCCGTCTGTGCGGCTGCACGCAAATCAGACAGCTTGACGTTCTTCTGCTGAATGATGTTCGGGCCGATTTCCTCGCCCTCATGCAAAATAGCGTGCAGGGAGTCATCCAAATACGTGTTTTTCGCCGAAACGGGAACCAGCATTGGCACCCTCATTTTCTTGTCACGGCCCATCGCCTCGTGACCCATGATGCGTTTGTTCACTTCACGGAAACGCCCCACACCAAAGCCATACGAAAACGCTTCGGCGTTGATCAGGTCCATGTGGTTCTTGAAGTTGTACTGGCGGTGATAGTAGTTCAGGGCAGACTGCGCGAGTCGATCCGCATTGTCCTGATTGATGTCGCCCATGAAACGGCCTTTTTCATACACTATCGGCGTTTCTTCCTTGTCAAACTTCACAAGGTAATCGTTGGTGATCGCGGCGCGCCCAAGGAACCATTCACGGCCTCTGGGGAACTCAAGCCGGCGCACGTCAGAAGTGAGCATTTCCAGCGTTTGCGATTGCAGCGGTAGCTCGGTTTCAGGCAACCATTTTTTCGACGGATCGACCTTGTTGTTTGCGTTCATCTTGTGCGATAGCTCCGGCTCCATCTTCAGTTGCCGGTCGACTTCGGCCCACTGCCTCTCAAGGTCTTCGCGGCGCTTTTTACGGCCGTCGTACTCACAGACAATCTGCTCGGCGATCAGCGGCAGATCAGCGGTATCAATTGATTGTTCGCGAACCGAAATCGTATTTTTGGTCGGCATCGTAATATCCTGTGTCGTCAAGTTGCGCCATCAACTGTTTCGCCGCCATTTCAGCGTCAGTGAGTCGATATTTCTGCTGGTCGTGTGAGCCGCCCGGCTCGTTCAATTCATACTCGGCGAAGCTGCCCAGATCAAGCCCCTCACCTTCGCGCAGGATAGCGAACCCGGTGCGGTAAAACATGCGCTTGTTTTCGGTAATGATGTCACCGGAGTCCGCCAGCAAAATGCTGCCGTAATCGGTCTCAACACGCTTCACCGGCCGCATCTTGTTGTGGCGCGCGAACTTGTCGAAATACTTGTGTGTTCTCATGGTGTAGTCGTAAACGCGGCTGGTTGATGACTGGTGTGCATTCTCATGCCCTGTGACTGCGATCTAGCATAGCGCAACATCATCATGGCGTACATCGACGCCTTGATCGTATCGTCGCGTTTAGCAACGATTTTACCGTCCTTCATATGGTAGGAACGATATTCCTCAAGCCACGGTTTGCAGGTGCGGAATACCCGGAGCTTGCCGGCGTCAAGGCGGTCGCGCATGGTCTCGATGATCGGCCACTGCGGTTGTGCGCCGCCCTCGGGGTTTTTGTAGCGCGCACTCTTAGACAGCATGTTGACGTGGTAGTCATCGCGATAAGCGCGGTACAGGCGCACCCCGGAGCCCCTGTCATGCACCATGCCGTCGTGCGGCCAAGCGACCGGAATCCACTCACTGCGTGCATTAACTGCGTGGGCATGATCGCGGGTCTTACCTTGCTGGCGCCACACGTCATACAGGTACACGGTATCGGTGTCGCGATCCCATGCCAACGAGGCTATCGCGTGCGGGTGATTTTCCACACCGCCGAAATCGATGCCCTGAATACGCGCCCAATGCGGCGGAATCGGGATCGGATCGATGATGAAGTTGTTTTCCGGCGTGGTGAAGATACGGCCCTCACCGAGCATTGGCACGCCCTGCGTTCTGGCGAGCCGTTGGTGTTCGGGGTACTGCGCCTCGATCATGGCCCTTTGGTTGGCGTCCATGTGCGGTGCATCGTCCCATGTGGCACCAATCCACCACACGCCGGGGTCTTCGGAGTGCATGAAGTGTTCGGTCAACTGCGTATCGCCTAAAAGCGGCGTGTAGCCACAGAGGAAGATGCCGTTATTGCGTACAAGACGCGTCAGGGTTTCAGAAAGAATGTCCTTTTGGTCTGAGATCGAATCATCCGGTTCCTCGTCCCACAGAATCACTTTCGGATCACCGGACTGCCACTTGCGCCAGCCCTGCTCAAAGGTGAGCCACTTGATGATGACGTTATCGCCGGAGACGTGCTTGATGACGGTGGTATCGGCGACTTCCTTGACGCCGGCCTGACGCGTTTCAAAAGAAATGATGCGCGAGCGGGGAATGAGGCCGGTGCCAAGGAAATCACTGAGGTCACGACCGAGCAAGGCGCGCTGCGGGCCGCGTTTTTGCATGTTGTTGTCGATTGAACCGACCCAGACTTCCCAGCCACCGCGCCTGAATTTATGTCCCTGCCACCAGTCGGGGTATTCGCCAGTGCAATGCGCGGCGAGTTCAGCACACACGGTTTGCGATTTACCGACACCGTTTGCCGCCATTACCAGCCGTTGCGAGGCGAACATGCCGGCGTCGTAAAAACGCCGCTGCCAGTCAGGTTGCGGGTTGGTCGGCGAGCCATAGCATTGCGACCACCAGATGAGTAACTGGTTTTCGTTGCTCGCTTGCGATAGCGCGCTTAGCAGTTCGTCGTCAGAGAGGTGATCGTATGCCAATAGTCTTTTGCCCAGCCGGGTTTCAGGGTTGTCGGCTTTGGTTGCCCATGAAAACAGATTATACGCGCATCGTCAGGACGGCTTTCGCGACAATGGTTTTTGTAGGAATAGATGCCCGATATTTCGCGATTCAAGCGACGGTGCGGGAAGTTCCGCAGATAATTGCCCGGTGGCGCTGACATTTTCGGATCGCCGCGATTTTCCCAGATTTCATCGCACAGCGGGCTGTCAGGAACCAACATGATGCCGCATTCGCCGTTTTTGGGCTCGTTGAAGTTGTCGATCATCCAGTATTGTGTCTTATCGAGCCGGTTAAACACGTCTAATGGGCCAAACACGTAGGTATCCAGATCAAACCAGACACAGGGGCGCAGATCGGCGTTCCACGGCGCGAACGGCTCAAGAATGCACCACCAGCCGCCTAATTCGCTCTGTAACGGACGATCATCACCCAGACATACCAACCCCGGCACCTGCTTTTTCAGCGCCTCGGTGTATTCCGGGCCGTATTTATCGCCGTGACGCGCGCTTACGTAGTGTAAAGCTCGTCGCATCGCCACTTGTCGCGGAATTTATAGCCAAAGTCATCCAAAAATTGCTCGATTTCGCCATCTTCAACGCCGTAGCGCCTAAACAGGCCGTTTTTTTCCAGCAGGATCGCCGGTTTTTGTGTCAGCGTAAGCATGGCACCCTGTAAAACCATCAGTTCGTAACCTTCGACATCTATTTTGATGAAATCCACGTCATCAAAGCCAAACATATCGAGACTGAGCATCGCGATGTCATCGCCGTCGACCACATGGCCTTGACCGTTGTTTTTATCGCCCGCCTCGATGCTGCAAAAGCTGCTGAACTGGCCGAGCGCGACATTAATCTTGTCGTCACCGGGAATTTGCTCGAACAACTCGAACACTGGCTCGAAGCTCCACACGCGGTCAAATCGCTGTTGCATCGCTCGGGTCCATATTCCCCTGTGCGCGCCAATGTCGATGGCGGTGCGGAACGAGGTCAGGTGGGCCAAAGCTCCCTCAAGGTGATCGAGGTCGTAATCGTCGGGCAGTTCTAAAAGTGCCACAGTCGCGGCTCCACGAAATTACTGATTTTCTCATCGTCCGGTTCGATGCCGCAATAAGACAACGCCTTTTTGATGGACGTGAAATCGCCGCTGATGACATCGACGGCATTGACCCTGACGGCCTGTTTGAAGGTCACGAGGTAGTCCATTTGCTCTTTATGAAAGTCGATGTTGGCGTACAGAACTTCGGCGCTGAATGAGGGGTTGAGCATGTTGGAGTGTCGCGTCGATTTGAAGATTTGCTCACGCGGTCGGTTCACCACCACAAATTTCGGCTCAAACTCGAAAAACGCCGGCCAGTAAAGTGCTGAGCCTTTCCACAGCCACGGGCCGCTCTCGTAATGGTCGTCGCCGATGGTTTGCAGCAACTTTTCACGAAATCCCGGTTTTTTTTGTGCCAGCACGCATTTATTGACGATAGCGCCATGTTGTCGCTTGATGAGTTTCTTGATTTTGACGTTCTCGAAAAAACCTTTTTCGTTGTAACTGGCGCCGGAGCGGCAGGTTCCGGTCCAGACGCCATGATGGTGGAATATTCCCGCCGTCATGGAGCTACCGCTTCGCGGCTGACCTAATATGATGATCGGATCAGGCATTCCTTACTCAGATCAAAACGTCGTGATTGGTTTTTCAGCACTTGCGGGCGGGAAGTGTAGCAGGCAATGGCTTTGAATTTGGTTTCGTAGTCGATAGGCATACCGGGCCGGATGCCGTAATTGAACACGCGCATCGGCTTTTTCAGTTCCTTCATAGCGTAATGCACTTTGATGTGCAGTGGATGGCCGTATTCGCCGAGTTCATTGTGCGTGATGATGTTGCTGTAGGTACAGGCGAACATTTGCGCCGGCTCAAGATTGTCGCTTTTGCAGTTCTGGCCGATGACAAAACCGTTCGCGCCTAAAATCTCACAGGCTTGGAAAAAGTGCCCGAGTCGTTCGGGGTCTTTGTCGGGTACACCGCAGCAGCACACGTCAGTATTCGGGTGTTCGAGCAGGTAGCCGCCGCACCAGACGGATTCGTCGTCAGGATGCGCAACGACGACAAGCGTGCGGCTCACAGACCAGTTCCCGCCAACCGCATTGACAGACCTGTACTTTCCACGGTTGCATCTCGATATTTTTCGGTACGTACAGCCATTTGTAGTGTTTGCTCCGTTTTAACTCGTTCCAGCGTTTTTGTTGTCCGCCGCCGAGGTCGAGCCAGTCGGCGCGGCCGCAATGGTGCCTGATGAGGGCGAACCACATCGCTTTGGCGACCGGGTTTTTCTTGTCGTACAGCGGCGGGTGACAATAGACGTAGTTATCGCATTGTTCCACCATTTGCAGCGCAATATCCGCGAAAAAAACGTGCAGGATGCCCTTTTCATAAAGCCGCTCGCATCGTTCGGGCGTGTAGCGGCGCCAGCGCGGATAGCCGCCTGATATTGGTTGTGCTTCCCACAGGTGCATCCAGTGCGCCACTTGCGATTTATCAAAAGCGACTTCGCGATGCTCGATTTTGGCGGCGTGTTTGTACTCGTAGCGAGCGCGTTTGCTGGCATTTTCGAGGTATTCACGGAAAGTACTCGGCAGCGGCACTAATAGCGGCGTCTTCAAGGCGTGATTTGGCATAAAGGAACCTTTCGGCGTTGATTTCGACGCCGATGAAATCGCGATCTTCGGCGATTGCAGCTAATCCGGTGCTTCCCGAGCCCATGAACAAATCGACGATGAGTTTGTGTTCGGGAAAGGCGCGAATGATGGTCTGATAGGGCTGTACTTTTTTTTCGCCGGGAAATCTACCCGGTTTCAGCCATGTTTTTGAATAGGCGTTAATCATCGGGATGCCGAGTGCTTCACAGCGCGTCAGCAGGTTGCCGATCAGCGGTTTTGGGCAGTCGGTGAGAATCAGCGCGTTATTGGATTCAAAGTAGACGTGACACTGTTCGAGGTAGCTGAAGCCGTTTTGGTTGAATAGTTTAAGCATCGAGAAGTCCTGTAAGTCGGCCGCTACGGGCTGAGACCTTGCCTTGGAAGACGTTTTTGGCCGCATCGGCCCAATATTTTATTCGGCCGTCGCCTTTGTGCGGTACCTGTTTTGAAAAGCTGGATTCACGCCAGTCCGGCTCGAAATAGTGAGGGCTGTCGTCCAGCGGGATGCCGCAGAGGATGATGTCGTCGTAGCCTAAAGCCAAGGCTGTGTAGACCGCTCCCAAAGCTGATGTTCCTGATCCGGGCCACGGCCAGAAGATGTGCCCCTTGTGATTGGAGTGCAGGAATTTGATAAAGCCGTAGGTGGAGCAGAACTGGTCACGGCGGGCGTCGCGCCACTTTTTCAGAAACGGCGTGTTGTTCGAGTACACATGCTTCACAGGGCCGGGCAGGTGCATACAG